CAGCCCCCGGCGCTCGCCCCTTTTTTGCATATAGGTCAAAAAGCCAAAAGTGACAAAACAGCGCAACGTCACCTGCGCGCAACGAATTATGAAAATGAAAAAGACATCAATCAAACAGAACACCACCGCGCAAACTTTTTGCAGCCGCACAAAGGACGTGCCAACGGACTCGCTCAAGCCGCACCCTAAAAACCCAAACCAGCACAAGGCCGATCAGGTTGCGTTGCTTTCAAAAATAATTGAAGCGCAAGGCTTCAGGAATCCGATTGTAGTGAGCGAGCGGAGTGGCTTCATTGTTGCTGGCCACGCGCGGCTTGCGGCGGCGCAAAAACTTGGCCTTAAGTCTGTTCCGGTAGACGTTCAAAAATTTGAAACTGAAGAGGCGGAGCTTGCGCACCTCTTGGCCGACAATCGAATTGCCGAGCTTGCAGAGATTAACAACGACACGCTGAAGAACGTGCTTTCAGAATTAAGCACAAGCGAGATTGACATGGATTTGACTGGCTTTGATTCAGCGGCCATCGACGAGATACTTGGACAAATCCAAGTTGAAGATGAAATTGACGCCGAGCCTCAAATTAACCGCGCTGATGAGCTGGCTGAAAAGTGGGGCACAAAGAGCGGGCAGCTTTGGGAGCTTGGCGACCATCGGTTGAAGTGTGGTTGCTCTAGGTTGAAGACAACAACGGAATCCCTTATGTCAGGGGCGTTTGCCGATATGGTTTTAACAGACCCGCCTTATGGTGTCGCCTATGTCGGGAAAACTAAAGACGCGCTCAAGGTTCAAAACGATGATGTGGACGAAAAAACACTGGCCGAAATGTGCAAGGATTGGTTTGACCGATCCGAAGAAGTTTCACGAGATGGCGCATATTGGCTTGCAACTGTTCCTGCCGGCCCGTTGCACGGAGTGTTCTTTTTTGACTGGAAGATGCGCGGGATACTGCGTCAAGTTATGGTATGGAACAAGGATTCAATGGTACTTGGGCACAGTGAATACCACTATAAGCACGAGCCGATTCTGTTTGGTTGGAAGGCGGGAGACCGATTAAAAAACTCAGACCGCACAAAAACGACCGTCTGGGATTTCCCAAGGCCCAAAGCATCCCGAGAGCATCCTACTATGAAGCCACTGGAAATGTGGTGTTACGCCATACAAAACCACACGCTCCCAAATGATACAGTTTACGATCCGTTCAGCGGGAGTGGCACTACGCTCATGGCGTGCGAAACGCTTGGCCGAAAGTGCCGCGCGATTGAAATTGACCCAAAATATGTTGCGGTCGCCATTGAACGTTGGCACGAAGCGACAGGCAAGGAACCAAAGTTGATCGGTTAATGCTAACGCCCGAACAAGTCGCGAAAATCAAGGATGCGAATCTGCGCAACCTTGTAAGGAAAGCAGCAGACGGAAAGACGTTGACGAAGGCGGAGCTTGCGCAACTTGATTCTGCTGCTGAAATAAAAGAGGAACCATTAAAAGCAACCGAGCTTGCGAAGAAATTAGGAATCACGAGAAAAACGTTTTACGAGTTGCGCAAGCAAGGCGGCCCGAAAGAAAATCTTTTGAGTGCGTGGAAGGCGTTTCTTGAGGAGCGCGCTATGACAACGCGCGACGGTAAAAGTGACATTCACCTGTCCGAAGAATTGCAGACTATAAAGCGTCGGCTTTTAACCGCCCAAGCAGGAAAAGAGGAGGCAGTTCGGAAGCTCAAGGAATTGCAGTTGCAGCGAGAACGCGACGGCCTTGTGCCAATGTCGGAGGCGCGCGAGGCAATCAACCGCACGTTGCAACCTTTGCGCCAGTTGCTCGATGCCTTGCCGAGAGCTGCGGCACTGGCGGCCAACCCAACCGAACCAGCGCACGCGGAGGAGGCAATTCGGGAGGAACTAGACAAGGTTTACCGCATGATCCAAGACGGGGAAGATGAGCAAGACGCTTGACGAGTTTGCTCGCAAGGTTTTTGCGTATCGCGCGCCGTTATCGGTCGAGGAATGGGCAACAAAATCGGTTGAGCTTTCCGAGCGAGTGACCGAACAGGCTGGCCCGTACACGACAAAAAACCATCCATACGTTTGCGAGATAATTGAGGCAATCCGCAACCCAAGGATCAACCGCGTGTCGCTTTGCTGGGGATCGCAGACCGCGAAAACGACAAGCTTTTATGTCATGCTCGGCTTTGTAATTGATCAAAAGCCGAGGCCGATTTTGTGGGTTTTCCCCAACGAAAAATTGTGCAAGACGTTTGCGGCAGATCGCTGGCTGCCATTCTGCCGCGAGTCCAGTGTGATCGCAAAACATTTGCCGCTCAACGGCGAGGGCGGGATTGATTCGGACAAGTTCACGCTGACTAAACAGGAGTTTTCACGATGCACAATGAACCTTGTTGGCGCGGGATCATCTGCGAACGTGCGCAGTTATCCGGTCAGCGTTTTGGTTTTGGATGAGATTGACGTGATCCCGGAAGGTACGCGCCGAGAGTGCCTAGACCGGACAAAGGGAAAGCAGGATTTCACGATCCTTCAAAGCTCGACCCCAATCAGCGAAACGGGCGGCATCTGGCAAGAGTTCATGGAAGGCGACCGCCGCCGCTTTCATATCCCTTGCCCGCATTGCGGCGAGCGTTTCGTTTTTCGCTGGCTGAATGATGAGGGCAAGCGCAATCTGCAATGGAGCGAGGAGGCAAAAGGCGAGGGCGGCGAGTGGAATATGCGAGAGGTCGAGAGGTCGGCGCGATACGTCTGCGAGCAGTGCGGTGAGCCAATCAGCGACATCCACAAGATGAAAGCACTGCGGGCGGGCAAGTGGATCTCTGGCAACAGCAACGCCGAGCGGGGCGTTCGCAGTTATCACCTAAACAGCTTTTATTCGCCCGTGTTGACCTTTGGCCGAATCGCTGTTGAATACCTCAAGGCTTCAAAAACAATCGAAGGCGAAAAGGCTTTCACAAATGGCTGGCTTGCCGAGCCTTGGCGGCCAGACGTAGAGGCGCCAGTTGATGCCAAAGCGTTTAAGGGATTAGAGGGCGAATTTGAGAGGGGCGAAATCGCTGGCGAATATCGGTTGATCGCTGCCGACGTTCAACGCGATCACTTTGTTTGGATTGTGCGCGGCTTTGATCGGGACGGGCGCAGCTATTTGATCGACAACGGGCTTGCTTATACGTTTGAAGATTTGCACGCAATCGGCCAAAAATACGAGTGCGCAAAAGGAATTATTGATACCGGATACCGCACCCAAGAAATTTATGAGGCCATTTTTAACTTTCGCCCTTTCTGGTTTGGCGCAAAAGGCCAGGACAAAATGCAAACCAGTTACCGGATCAACAACCTTGACCCGTTCGCCCATGACCAAAGAAACGGCAAGGCCACGATCGTTTTGTGTCACCTCAATAAAGACATCTGGCAACAGGAGATGTTGCGCAAACGATCGGGCGCAGCAATGAATTGGCACGTTTACAAGGGGTCAGACTCGGAATATATCCGACAAATGCTTTCAACAAATTTAGTCGAAAGCACAAACAAGCGCGGCCAGATTGTTCGCGAGTGGAAGGTTGCGGGTCACAAACAGGATCACTTTTGGGATTGCGAGACGTATTGCCTTGCGTTGGCCCACATCTACGGATTGACCGGAGCCAAAGCCAAACAGCGGGACGAAGCCGACAAGGTTGAAAGGACAAAGCGACGCGCGCCGCGTCGGCAGTCTCAAGACGAGGAAAGTATTTGGTGAAATGGCACTACCTTTAGCAGCAGCGGGGCGGGCATTGTTAGGCGGCGGCGGGCGTGCCGCTGGCGGCGCATTGGGCGGCGGGAAAAAACGATCGCAAGACGCAAAGATTGATTTCAAACCTTTTTACAAGGCACTTGAAAATCTCAAGAAGCAGCTTTCGCCGAAGGTGACAGACAAGGACATGCTTGAGGTGACCAGGGTAATTGCTGGCAGGATTTTGGGGCAAACTGCTAACGGAACCGGAGTAAGCACGCCAAAAGGCAAGTTCAGTAGCTCGCTGAGGACGGGCCGCACTCACATCAAAAGAAAATACAAGTGGCCCGCACCAGCGACGCGCGGAAAGAACAAAGGCAAAATTCCTCCGGTCAATCCGTCTGTTGTTAAATCCATCAAATACAATCGCAAAGTTTACACCTATTCTGGCTGGGTCACTGGCAGAATTTACGCCAACCGAACGCGCAACGGCATTCGGTCGATTGTTCAAAAGGGATTGACCAAAGCAAAAAACCGCGCGCTCAAAAGGTTGGGGTCAGGCAAGGCTGCATGGTACGCGATCGCAAAAGCGCACCGTTTACCAGTTTCATCGTTCAAAGACAAGGGCCAGCTAGGGATTGCATTGCGCGCAGTCACGGGACGGTACAAAAACGCAATCAAGTCGCGCCAGATTAACGCGAGCGGGCGAACGGGAATTGAGTTTACCAATTCAGTGTTTAACAGCTTGAACCCGCACACTCGCGGCCTTGACGCCTTCCGAAAGTCAATCAAAGGCCAGTCAAAACAGGTCGCTGTTTTAGTACGGAAAGGGTACATAACAAACCTAAAGACAGCCTTTGCGCACTTAAAGCATACCGCAAAATAACCCTGTTTTTTCAGGCTCAAAAAAAAATAAGATTTTCTCTTTACACGCAAGCGGTTTGCCTTTAGATTGACACCAGATGAACGACAGCAGCAAACAATCAAGGGCGAAGGCGGGCGGCGAAATCGGAATCAACGGCGAATTTTTTGAGGGCGGTCAATTCCTGCCGTCAACAACAATGCCAAAACGTGAACGCGAAAAGATCGAACGCGCGGCAACAGGGCGCGAACAATTTGAGCGCGGCTTTGGGGCTGAGAACTGGCAAGTGCCGCCTGTCGGCAAGGCTCCGATTTTGCGTCATTTTTCTACGTTTATGAATCAGCGTTTTATGGATCACATGGGTTTCAACGAGGCCGAGCTTGAGCAGTTCGCAGCACTAAAAAAAATGTGGGAAGCTGGCGAGCGTTGGTTTGATATTAACGATTTCCCAGACATGGCAAACTTTGCCGATAAGGCAAGGATCATCAAATCCCAAGACCCCAACCTCTAAACGAAAACAAAACAATGACAGGGAATGAATTTACATATCAGGAATTACTTAAAAAATTCGGCGTCCGGCTTTTTGATACAATGGGCGATCCGAGGGAGTTCACTCCGTTTCAGTTGGCTAACGGCTGGCAATGGTGGGCCGATCAGCCATTCAATCGCGAAGGATACGTTTGCGAGATCGCGACGGGGAATCTTTACAGGCTAACGAGCAGGGTTGAGATTCGGGGACGCCTCAAGTTTCGCATATACATAATCGGCACTGAGATTGAGAGCGACCAAGAAAACTGCACAAGTTTTCCTGCAAAAAAATAAAATAAACCGTTGACACGCAAGCCGCTTGGCTTTAAAACAAGACTCATGCAAGCGAGCATATCAAACCAAATCGGGGTTGGCGCAATCGTTACACCAAAACAAACTCAAATCGGTTCGATGATCCCAGAGCGCGAAGGTCAGCGCGGGGTTGTTGGTTCTCGCGTTTACCCATGCGGCAAGCACGAGTCAATCGTTGCTTGGTTTAACGGTGGCACGACCATATGCCTAACGCGCAGCCTAAAGCGGGTAGGATAAACCCACCCAAACACGCCCGCCAAAAGGCGGGCTTTTTTTGTGCCCTAATGGGACAAACTCGCCAAGAATACAGTGGCGGCCAACCTGACATTGACCCAGATGAAAACGTTGCGGGATAATCTCGTGACGGCATACACGACCCTCAGTGATAACCCCACCAAGCAATATTTACTTGGTGATCGGCAATTTATTTATGAGGATCGCGCCTCAATCTGGAAAGAGATTGGCCACTTGACGCGCTTGATCTGTCTGCTTGATCCGACCGAAAAGGCCAAGGGGTCGAACCGCGCTGATTTACGTTATTGGTCATGAGCAGCATAATCGACAGAGCAAAGACGGCGGCCCGCGTGCTGTTCGGCTACGAGGCAATAGCAAACACCCGTTACCGCCGCACGCGCGGCGTTGATCCGTTGCGCGGAGAAGAGGTCGAGCTTCAGGGGTATGACCGCGATCGCTTGGTTTCCACACTGCTAAACCTGAAGCGCAATGATCCAGTTGCCAAGGCAATCTCGCGCCTGCGACGCACTGACGTTGTTGGCGGCGGGATAATTCCGCAACCATCGACGGGCGACGATTCGCTTGACGATCAAATAAGCGAAATGTGGGCGCAATGGTCGGCAATGCCAGAAGTCACTGGCACGATGGACATGACCCAAATGCAGCAAGAGATTGCGGACGCGCCTCTTTTCTTTGGTGACATTGGCGTGCTGCTGACTCGCGGCGGGCGCGTGCAGCTAATCGAGGGCGACCGAATCGGCTCGCCTACGCTTTCGGCGTCGGAAAGTAACCCCAACAAAAATGGCGTAATCGTTGGCCCAGCTGGCAAGCCGCGCAGCTACCAGATCGGCGACCGGATCAACGGCACGCTGAAGAATTTTAGAGACGTTCCCGCTCGCAATTTCCTTTTGTTTTACAAGCGGATAAGGCCGCAACAATGGCGTGGCGTCCCTGAGCTTGCGCCGTGCGTTAATTCATTGCAGGACGTTCGCGAATACGAGGGCATTGAAATGATTTCGGCCAAGGTCAGCGCGTCCCTGGCTGCCGTTATCAAGCGACAGGATTCCGTGCAATTTGAGCTTTCAAACCGCCTTGACGCAAGTGATCAAGATGACATTGGCCGCCTAGAAAGATTTGAGACAGGCAAGTTTCATTACCTTGAGCCAAACGAATCAATCGAAACAATCAGCGCGAACGGTCGGCCAAACGTGGACGGCATTGATTTCGTGATGTATCACCTGCGCAAAGTCGGTGCGGCGGTTGGCATTCCGGTTGAAATGATTATGTCAACAATCGGCCAATCGTCTTTCAGCGCGTCGCAAGGTTTGATTCTGCAATACCAAAGCGCGATTGAGGACAACCAAAGACAGGTTGCCGCATTCCTCAATCGGATTTATCGATGGAAGATCGGCCAATGGGTTGCGAATGGAATGCTGACTCCGCCGCAAAATGTGAAACTGTTTTCCTGCCGCTGGCAGACCCCAGCCTTTCGCTGGGTAAACAAGGCCGCCCAGGTCAAAGCAGACGCCGCCTATGTTCAAATGGGTGCGCAATCGCTTGACGATGTGGCGAGTCAATTCGGGTACACCGCCGAGGCGTCAATGCGCCGCAAAGCGCAAAACATTCGGCAAGCTCAACAGATCGCTGAAGAGTTTGGCCTTGATGATTGGCGCGACCTGTTCAACCAATTTAACACAACCGCACAAGTAAACTTGACCGAATTGACACAATCCGGAGACGAATAAAATGCCACGACCAAAAGTTGAGAAGTATATTGAAACCAAGAGCGCAAAACTTTGGGCGCAGTTAACGACCTGCGAGCAAAACGCATTGCGAAAGAAAAACCTTGCGCCAGATTCGGCGAAAGAAAAAGAAGAGCGCAAACCCTTAAAGGTTGAGCCGCCCAAGGGCAAAAAATAAGTGCCGCCGTTCTATCCAACCGACGCAATGGCTGAAGAGGCCGAGCGCGGCCTTGCTTGGCGCAAAGAGTTCAAGCGGGGCGGCACTCGCGTCGGTGTGACACGGGCAAACCAGATCGCGCGCAAGGACGGGTTGAGCCTTGAAACCGTCAAGCGCATGAAAAGTTTTTTTGCGCGGCACGAAGTTGACAAACAAGCCGAGGGATTTGATCGCGGAGAAAAAGGTTACCCAAGCGCGGGGCGCATCGCTTGGGCCTTATGGGGCGGTGATCCCGCGCAATCTTGGGCCGAGCGGATCGTTGAAAAGGAAAACAAAAAAATGAGTGAAGAGAAACAGAAAAGATTTACCTTTCAAGTCAACGTTGGAAACGTAGACCGAGAAAACGGCGTTTTGCGTGACGTTGTGATTATCGAAGCGGGCGAAGCGCGCGGCCATCGCATGATGGTATCCGAGCGCACGCTTGACGCAGCGGCTAACCTTTTGGCCGATGATATTTTGCCCGCCTACATCACGCACAACGGGGCGTTTCAAGATCGACTCTTGAACGAGATCGGAGCCTTTGAGGGATTTTACCGGGATGGCGACAAGATACGCGCCGAACGGTTTGAAACGCTGCAATCGTGGCGGAAAGCCGAGCCGGAGAAATTTGAGCGGCTTTTTGACTTGGCCGAAAAAATGCCCAAGACGTTTGGAATCAGTATTGTTTTCGAGGGAACCCTAGCTTGGGAGACAGACGGGGGCGAAGTTCCTTTTGCCAGTCTGAACGAAAAGCCAGAGGATTCGCTTTTTGACCTGCCAACAATCACGCCGTCAAAAATACAGTCGGCTGATTTCGTTGACACGCCCGCCGCCACGTCGTCGTTGTTCGCGGAGAATTGGGACAAACCCGCAAACGATGAAGAGGCTTTTATCATGCCCGAAGATATTGAACAACAAATTGAGGTCGCTGCGAGCGAATCGGCCAGCGCGGAGCTTGAGCGACGCCAAGCCGAGGAGGCTCCTGCCAGCGAGGAACCCAAAGCCGAAGCCGCTGAAGAAAAGCCGAAGCGCAAGAAAAAGCTGGAAGAGGCCGAGACTTTAGAAACCGAGCAAGTCGAGCTTGAGGAAATCGAAGAGGAGCAGACCGAAGTGATTGAAGAGGTCGAGCTTTCCGAACACGCCGCGCAACTTAACGAGCGCGACTCTATGATTTCTGAGCAGCAATGCAGAATTGCCGAGCTTGAAAACCAAGTTGCCACGCTGAAGGCAGTGTTTGGCGGCGAGGAGGAAATTGCTGACGACCTGGCTGCCGAAGTGGAACCAGAGAAAACAAACGACCAACTCAAAGCCGAGTCGATCGAAGAACATTTGCGAGCCAATCCGCGCGATTCACGCATGACCGCCGTGCTTGCAGTCTACAAAAACAAGCCTGAGTTATTCAGCGCAAACTAAAACGAAAAAATGGGTGATACTACATACAACGACGGGACGCGGACGTTTCAGGCGACCGCAGTCGCAATCGCTGCCCATGCTCTTGTTGCCGTTGATAGCAACGGCAAGATCAGCGTGGCAGGAGACAACAACACCGACGCGCTGATTGGCGTGACGCTTGAGGACGTGGCTGCCTCCGGATACGGCGCAGTCAAGTTGCTGAACGCTTCCGGCACGATTGAAGTGCTTGCGGGCGGCGACGCGATTGCCGTGGCCGATAAGGTCTACACTGACGGCGCGGGCAAGGTGGGAACCGACAACACCAACCACTTGGTTGGCTACGCGCTCGGCGCGTCGTCTGCTGATGGTGACGTGATCGAAGTTGCCGCTCAATTCTAACAATCAAAAAGGAATAAGATAAAATGAGCTTTTTCGCATCATCCGCCGCCAGCTTCCAACCCGTTGTTGGCGAAGCAATCAACGAAGTCGATCGCCAGCAATTTGTTGGCGCGCAAATCCTGCCGCTTCAGGGCGTTGCCTCCAAAAAAGGCACTTACGTCAAAATCAAAGCGTCGCAGTTTGATAATGACATCAGCAAGCCGCGCGCCGCTGGGGCGAGCTTTGCCCAAACATCCAGCGAGTATGAGAGCGCAACCTTTGAGTGCGTCGAGTACGGCGTCGAGAATATGCTCGACGATCTCGACGTTGCCGAGGCTGAGACCGACGCGCTGCTTGACATCGTGACCGTGACCAGCAACCAGCTTGCCGACAACATCATGGTGGGCCATGAGATTCGCGTTGCCAACGCTTTGAGCGGCGCGAGCTTCAACAGCACCGCAGCCACTGCGGCGATGAGCAGCGCAAGCACCGCAACGCCGATCGCCGACGTGAATAATGCCGTGCAACGCCTGAACGGCAACGGCATCTTTGGAAACATCCAGTTGGTGATGGAGGCGAGCCTCTACCAAGAGATGTTGCAAACTGACGACATGCGCAACCTCATCAACGGCAGCGGCGCGCTTGCTTATAGCCAAGACCAAGTTGCCCGCGTGTTGGGAGTTGACGGCGTGATTCTTTGCAACTCGCGTTACAACTCGGCAAAGAAGGGCCAAACCGGAAGTCGCACCAAAATCTGGCCGACCTCCAGTTACTACGTTGCCAGCATCGCAAACGGCCCGCTGTCCAACGGTGGCATCGGTCGGACGCTGTTTTACAACGCCCGCGGAAACGGCGCGTTCACGAGCGAAACCTATCGCTCCGAGCAACCCCCCGCCAACGTTGTGCGCGTTCGCTCGAACCTTGATGAGTTAATCATCAATGAGTTCGCTGGCGAAAAGATCACTGGAGCCTAAAGCATCCGCAGAGGGGTGGAGAAACAACGGGGCGGGTGCAAATGCGCCCGCCCCTTTTTAGGATTTAAGAAATGGCAAGCATAACGCAAGCGCAACTGTCGGCGGATATGAATCACGCCCTTGAGGATTTCGGCGTGACGCTGACGGTTGTGCTGCCGTCCGGATACACGGGGACGACATTCAGCGCAACACGCGCGTCAATCACCCAAGGCTTTATTTTGGAGACAAACGGGCGCGATGTTCAGATTGATTCTGCCTTTTATCTTAACCTCGTGAGCCTGTCGCCCGTACCGGAAAAAGGGTGGATTGTTAACGATGGCACGCGCGATTTGAAAATTGCAATGACCGACAAAGACCCTAGCCGCAGCAGCTTGAAAATTGACTGCGTTCGGAGACACTCAAACTAATGGCGGCCACAAAACTTTGGGAAGTGTACGACATAGAAACGCCTTTTGAAAAATCGGCGGTTGCGTACATGACAAACATTTTTGCCGATGACCTTGGGCAGTATTCGATTGTGCGAACAATCAATGACGAAACGCTATTGACGCCGCGCATCGAGGTCAGGTTTGAGCTTGGCGACGCAATGGAGCCGATCCCGCAGCGCGGCGGCGGGGCGGCGGCGTCAACGCTTGATTATCGCAATTTTAACGCTGAGTTTTTCGCTCGCGTCGTGACAGACAACGCCCAAGACCAAGAGGACGATCACCACAAGGCGCGCGGCACGGTGCGCCAATGCCTCGCAGTTTCAAGTGATATTTTCAGCACAACAGGGTCAGGGGGTGCGCCGCAGTTGACTGGAACAGTTGACGGCAACACCGCGTTGTCAAACGTGCTAAACGGAAATCTCACGGAGTTCAGCGACGAGCTTGCGGTTGGCGACACGATCCGGATCGAGTCGGGGGCTGGCAACGAGACTAGAGTTGTGCAGACAATCAACACCAACACGCAGTTGCTTGTGACAAGCGATTTCTCGCTGAACCATGACGGAGGCAACATCTTTCGCGTGCAGTCGTTCACATACGGCCCAGCATTGGAATTGTTCACAGTGAACTACCTAAAGCCGGAATCAACCGTGTACGAAGCAGACGGCACTTTTAACGTGTCGGAGTTGACCTATAACATGGTAATCGGAATTCGGTCGGACGCTTGGCCAGCGAGTTAATGGGACAAACTGGCAAAGTGTGAGATATGCGCCGAAAAGGCCGACCCATAAACCTAAACTTGGAGGAATAGAAAAATGGCAGTTACAAGCGACGGAACCCAATCATTTGGCATTGAGGTTTCCCCCGTGACAATCAATAGCGTTGACTATGTTGCGGAAGATTTTAGCGTGACCTATGCGGGCAACCGCGTGGACATCAACGACAGCAACGGCGAGCCGCTCGGATCGACGACCGTGCCGCAGCGCGTCGAGTTCAGCGCAACCTTGCAATACGCAACCGGATCAACTGCCAATCCTTCCATCGGTCATGAAATGACCCTTGCGACCGGACG